GTTAACAGCAGTAGCAGCACCTGATTGAGCACCTGTTTCTGCAAATGGGTTCGCAACTAAACCGTATCTAGTTTTGAAACCAATTTTTGGTTGGAAAGTATCTTGTCCAACTGCTCTTACCATTTGTAGTGGCACATATGGGCAGTAGAAAATACCAGCGTCATAAGGTGATGTACCTTTGTAACCGACAACATAGTATTGTTTCGCAGCTGAGTTAGCTGAGTATGGATCAATATATACTTTGTATCTTCCGTTTAGAGTACCAGCAAAAGTATTACCAGTATCGTCAACAGATAGATTGTTGTTTAAAGCAGGAGTGTAATCTAAAACACCAGCCATTTGTAAAGCACTAGCAACATCAGCTGAACAGATAATCATATTACCTTTTCCTCTTCTTGTTCTTTGTGCAATTCTATTAGCATCTCTCTCTAATTGGAACATTAGTCCTTTGAATCTCTCAACTGACCATCTTCCGTTTGAGTCTGTGTCTAAATCAAAAACACCAGCTGTTGTTGTATTAACAGCGGCACCTTTTTCTGCATTGATATAAATTGTTCTAACAACTTCTCTATTGATTTCCGCAAGGATCTCAGCAGATAGGATGTTTGCCAATTCTGTTTCAGCGTCTAAACCGTGGATTGCTTTTAAGTCTTGAGCAAGTTCCATAGTGTATTCAGCCTTCAGAGCTCTGCTTCTAGCAGTTACCGTAGATTTCTCAATTGAGAAAGCCATTTCAGCAAACTGATTACCAGCAGCATCGCCTAAAGCTTCAGCTGCACCAGTTGTCATTCCTTGACCTCTGCTGTAGTTTTCGCCTTGAGCACCACCATCATTTAAGATAGATGGATTGTTGCCTCTATGTTCAGTAGTAGAAGTACCATCAGCAGCAGCTGAAGAATCACCAGCAGCGTTTCTGCTAGAGAAGTCTGTATCTGCTTCGTCAAATAATGCTTCGTTTCCAGTTTGTGAAGTGTATCTACTTCTCATTGCAAAGATAAGTCCAGTTGGACCAGTCATTGGTTGTACACCAGCGATATCGTATGCGATAAGATTTGGCATAGCTCTTCTAACTAGTGAAATTAGGATAGGATCCCAATTTGCAACTGAAGAACCAGTAGCGTTTGTAGGCGCAGCTTCGTTTAAGAAACCAGCGTCTTCTTTCATAGCTCTTTCTTGGTTTTCCAAGATAGTAGCTGTAACGGCTCGTCTGTAAGAATCACTAACTTTTGGTAAGTCAGGGTGTTCTAGGACAGGCTGCCATTTTTTTTCGTATTGTTCTGATAAATACATTTGTTTTTATCTCCCTATTAGTTAGACAACTTAATGTCTTTTGTTTTACTTATAGCGGCACTATAAGCAGCCATTGCATTAGTTAAATCCTGAGGTTGCTCAGCACTTGACTCTGCCGCCACATCATCTATCTCACTAGTTGATTCTTTTTTTCCAAAGTAACTTTCTTTAATAGTAGCAACTTTAGTTTTAAAATCTTCTTCGTTTGAATATTCAACTTCTTCGGCAAGTTTATTGAATTTTTCTTTTTGAGTATCAGCTAACTCTTTAGACGCCTCATCAATGATGTTTTGTCTTTTGTGTTCGCCATTCTCTTTAGTTAATTCAACATTCTTTTCAATTGATTCGTTAAGTTTTTTGTTTAACTCGTCAATTTTAGAAGATTGATCTTCTAATACATTGTATTTTTCGTCTGGAACATCAATATAATGGTCTTCAAATAATTTTTTTAGACCACTAATAAAGTCCTCAGCGATTTCACCTTTGATTCCTCTTTCTAAGGCAAGTTCGTTTTCTTTCATCCACTCTTCCACTACGTAAGCAAGGTAAGAGTCAACTTTTTCAACTAACTCGTCTTTAGATTTAGAAGTTTCTTCGGTTAATTTCTTGTCATAATCTGCCTGTATATCTTCAGCGATTTCTTTTACTTTAGATTTAATCGCAGCTTCAAATACTGTAGCAGCTTTTTGTTTAAATTCTTCAGATAATGAATCATCTCCAGCGACAAGAGCATCAACGTGTTCTTTAACATCAATGTCTTTTTCTTTTTCTTCTTTTACCTTCTCGTCTTCTTTTTTATCTTCTTCCTTAACTTCAGATTTTTTATCATCTTCTTTTTCAGCAGACTCTTTTTTATCTTTAGAGTCATCTTTTTTGTCAAGGTATTTTTTAAGACCAGCTGGCATTTCGCCTTCTTTGATTTCTTTGTCTTCCGATTCTTTTTCAGTTTCTTTTGCGCCTTCTTTTTTCAAAGTAGGCATTGGATCAGGTGCGCCCTCAGATTTTTGAGGTGCTTGTCCAGAAACTTCTTTTACTTTTTTTGTTGCGTCAGGATTACTGTCTGTTGGTTTAACAACAGCTGCGCCTAAATCTTCAGCACTATTAGATAGTGGCGAAGTTTCAGCTGCAACAGCATTCTTTTTAGGAGCGTCTGGAGCCGTAGCTTCCATAACTTCTTTTACTGTATCCGCAACGTTTTTTGCGTTTTCGGCCATTGAAATCTCCTCTTTATTAGTTAAAACTAGTTTCAATTAATTAATTGTTAATATTTATAAAACTAGAGATTTTTAAGAAAGCTTGTAAAGACTTTTACCTTAGCTTCTGCTAAAGCACTAGACTTTGCTTTCTCAATTTCTCGCTTCCAAGCTTCAATATTCTTTTCTACGAGTACTCCGTTGTTCCAAACCCACTCTTTACTCTCCATAATACCTTCTACGAAAGCGTCTGGAGCGCTGGGGTCTGCAACTATGTCGGCAGCAGTTGCTAAATAAAAGTCATCTTTTACATAGTTAGCACCGCCTCTTTGTTCTAACGAACCCATACCTCTACTAGATACACCCAATTGAGCGCCTTCGTCAATAAGACCTTTTACAATCTTACCGTAAGGTGTGTTCATTATCTTTGCTTCACCGACAAAATTAGCACCCTCTGGAGCGAGTTTCGTAATCATATGACTAACTCTTTCCAGGTTTACTGTTGGTCCGTCAGGATGTCCTAACTCACCAAATG